CGCAAGGAACTATAGGAACTCAAGGAACTATAGGAACTCAAGGAACTATAGGTACACAAGGAACTATAGGAACTCAAGGCACTATAGGAACTCAAGGCACTATAGGAACTCAAGGAACTATAGGTACGCAAGGAACTATAGGTAATATTGGTGTTCAAGGAACTATAGGAAATATAGGAAACCAAGGAACTATAGGAACTATAGGAAACACAGGTGGTATTGGAAATCAAGGAACAACTGGTGCATCCGCTGGTATAACTTCATATACTAATAATACTGATAATAGAGTAATTACTTCAGTAAATTCAACTACTATTAATTCTGAAGCGAATATGACATTTGATGGTAGTTCTAAAATATTTAAAGTAGGTGACCATACAACAGCTGGTAATAACACATATATGAGTTTATCAGATGCTGGTGGTGGTATAGAATTATCTACAGTTGGTGTTGGTTCACTTGGTGATATGAGAGGTTATTCACTTGGTACGTATCTATCCATTGATGATGTTAACGAAGTAACAAGATTACAATCTGAAGGTAACATATTCCTTGGTGATGATGACTGGGTTGGATATGGTAATGGTACTCATATACAAATTGATGATGATGCTGCACAGATTAGTATGAGTGCTACAGCTGGTATTATTATAAGTACATTAGCGGGTGCTTCTACGGTTGAAGTAGCGGCTAACCTACATGGTAAATTACAAGTTTCTACTTCTGATGTAAGATTGAAGAAAGATATTAATACTATATCACAATCACTTGATACAATTAAAGAATTACGTGGTGTAACATATAATTGGAAAACAGAAGAAGAAGGTAATACAAGAAATGCAACAACCGATGATAAAACATATTATGGATTTATTGCACAAGAAGTGACAGGTTCACAAGCACATAAAATAACCTTTGAAGATAGAGAAGGTTACTTGGGTGTTAATAAGGGTGATGTAGTACCAATATTAGTAGAGGCTGTTAAGGAGTTAGAAGCTAGAGTTGTACAATTGGAAACGGAATTAAAAAATAAATAACACTTTTAGTGTTAAGATTAGATACTTATTATTAGTTATATAACTGTTATAAGGAGAATATAATGGCAGACACTGTTAAATTTTCTGATAATGAAATGAAAGAGTTACAAGAACTCCAAACTTCATATCAGAGTAAAACTATTGAATTTGGACAATTACGTGTTCAGAGTATATTGTTAAAACAACAATTAGATACATTACAAAACCAAGAAGCACAAATGGAAGTTGATTATTCTAATATACAAAAGAAAGAACGTGATTTAGTTGACCAATTAAATAAAAAATATGGGCCTGGTGCGTTAGACCCATCTACTGGTACTTTTACACCAGTAGAACAACCACCACAAAAAAATGAATAGTAATAAAATTTACAAATAATCGTTTCAGATTTTTATAAACTATTTATATTAGAATATGTTATATATTCGCATGCGTAAACAATAAACTAATTAATTAGGAGAAATATAATGGCCGAAAGAATCGTAAGTCCTGGTGTATTTACTCGTGAGAAAGACCTTTCATTTTTACCACAAGCTATTGGGGAAATTGGAGCGGCAATAATTGGGCCTACCGTTAAAGGGCCTGCTTTTGTTCCTACAGTTGTTCGCAATTTTAATGAATTTGTGGATATGTTTGGGGATGTCACGAAGAATTATTATACACCTTATACCGTAGAACAATATCTACGGAGTGCTGGCACGGTTACTATCGTCAGAGTTCTTGGAGAAGATGGGTACTCAAATGATATTATTCAACTATATGCTATATCTGGAGCAGATGCGGCAACTGGTGTTACACACTCGTTAGCGTATCTTGCACCGTCACAAGGTGATTTTAGTGGAGCAGGAGATTTATCAACATCAACTATTGCTGGTGGTGATGTTAGTTCAACTGATTCAACATTGACTGTGAATGGTACAGATACAGTTTCATATAGTGTAACCTTATCATTTGACTCAGGAAGTGCAAATTACATTGAAAATGTATTTAGTACTGATGCTCAAATTCAAACAGGAGCTGGCGGAATAACTGTTCCCGCTTACTTATATGCTAATTTTAAAAATGCTCAATCAACAACTTCATGGGCAGGAACGGAAGGTGTTTCTGCGTCTATAGCTACTATAGATTTTGCTAGTACTGATTACTCAAATGCTACGTCACCAACTGTACAATCACAATTGATTAATAATGCACGTTTTAATCTATTTAAGGTTAAAACTCGTTCACATGGTTCAAATGTAAACGATGATGTGTATGTGGTTGTTTCTAATGTGAAAGCGGCTGGTAGTATTGCTGGTTCAGATTATGGTTCATTTAGTCTTGGAGTATATAAAGTTGATGATGGTGCGTTAATTGAATCTTGGCAGAATTTAAATTTTGATGCGACAAGTACTAGCTATTTACCAAGAGTTGTTGGTGATAGATATGTAACCATATCCTCAGCTGGAAAACTTACATATAATGGAGATTGGCCAAATATGTCCAATCATATTTATATTAGTGATTATTCTGGTCTTGAGTTTGCACCAAAGTCTGTTGTACCGATGGGTCACTCAGCAATATCAAATACTGTTCCAGGTACAACTGCAGTTGATGCTGCTAAATTAGTGACTGAACAAACTAATGAAACATTAGAGTTTGACACAACAGTTCCATATGGATTTGACTTTAATTATTGGTATACATACAATAATAATGGAAAAGCATATGATAATGTTGCTTACTTAGCTCCAATACCAATAAGTGCTGGAACTGGTAATAATGCTTCAATGTCATTAGAAAACATGATTGGACATCCATCTGCATCATCTGTAAATGGATATGCTATAGAGACAGATAAAATTACATTGGCCGATTCACATATTAGTCAACGTAAATTTGCTTTACCACTACAAGGTGGTTTTGATGGAATGAATCCTGCAACACCAAAGAATACTGGTGCTAATATTACATCTGCAAATGTAATGGGATTTGATTGTTCATCTGCTACAACTATGGGAACTACTGTTTACAAGAAAGCTATTAACGCTGTAAGTAATCCTGATGAGTTTGATATTAATCTGTTGGTAACACCTGGTATTGTACATGGAATACATAGTAAAGTTAGTGCTAGAGCTATGAATATGTGTGAAGAACGTGGTGATACTTTTTATGTAATGGATGCGAGTATACGTGGTGAAGACATTGCTGCCGTAACGAGTCGTGTATCTACATTAGATAGTAATTATGCGGCTGTTTATTACCCTTGGGTAAAAATAGTAGATTCTGGTACATCATTACCAGTATGGGTGCCACCTTCAGTTGTGTTACCTGGTGTTATTGCATATACAGACCAAGTAGCTCATGAATGGTTCGCTCCAGCTGGTTTGAGTCGTGGTGGTTTAACAACCGTACTTGAAGCTGAGACGAGATTAACTCACGCAGAACGTGATGACCTTTATGAAGATAGGGTTAACCCAATTGCTTCATTCCCAGGTCAAGGTGTTTGTGTTTGGGGTCAGAAGACCTTACAAGCTAAACCATCGGTGTGGGATAGAGTAAATGTAAGTAGATTACTAATTAGATTGAAGAAGTTTATTGCTTCTTCTTCAAGATACCTTGTGTTCGAACAGAATACTGCTGGAACACGGAATCGTTTCTTGAATATTGTTAATCCTTTCTTGGATTCAGTACAAGCTAATAGTGGATTGAGTGCATTTAGAGTTGTCATGGATGAATCTAACAACACACCAGATGTTGTTGATAGAAATCGTCTTGTTGGACAAATCTATATTCAACCTACGAGAACTGCAGAGTTTATTGTTCTTGATTTCGTGGTACTTCCTACGGGAGCTACGTTTCCAGAATAAGTAAATAAGTAAATAAGTTAAAACTTAAAACCCCTCATTTTGAGGGGTTTTTTGTTTATATGATATTTATTATTGATGTTAGATGAAATACATTTTTAGAAGTAGATGATATTTATATATAAGAAATTTAATTAATTTGGAGATAATAAAATGGCTGAATTACTCGACCCTTCAGAAATAATGTTCACTCCGTTTGAACCAAAAACGAAGAATCGTTATATCCTTTATGTTGAAGGTATTCCCGCGTATTTAATTAAAACTGCCAATAGACCAAGTATTACGTTTGAGGAAGTTGAATTAAATCATATTAATGTTAAACGATATGTTAAAGGTAAAGGTTCATGGGAGCCAATTGAAATTACTTTATATGACCCCGTTGTTCCGAGTGGTGCTCAAGCCGTTATGGAATGGGTAAGATTACACAAAGAATCTGTAACTGGACGTGATGGATATTCTGATTTTTATAAGAAAGATATTACAATTAATATGTTAGGTCCTGTTGGAGATAAGATAGAAGAATGGACTTTAAAAGGTGCATTCATTGTATCCGCCGCATTTAATGATTTAGATTGGGCAGCTAGTGACCCAGCCGAGATTACATTAAGTCTCCGTTACGATTACGCAATATTACAGTTCTAATATTATTTTATTAGTGAAAGGGGAAGTTTGTGGTGGACTTCCCTTTTTTTTTATTGAAGGTTTTTTGTATTACATAGATATTTATTAAAAAGAGTTTTATTAATTAGTTTTATTAAACAAGGAGAAATCATGGCGAAACAAGAAAAGCCTAAATTTCCAACTGAAGTTGTAACTTTACCATCTAAAGGTAACTTCTATCCAGAAGAACATCCTTTATCAAGTGGAGAAGTTGAAGTTAAATATATGACTGCTAGGGAAGAGGACATACTAACGTCACAAAACCTTATTAAACAAGGTAAAGTGATTGATGTATTGTTAGAATCTTTAGTAGTTGGTGATTTTGACATGGATGATATGTTCATCGGTGATAAGAATGCCATTATGATAGCTTCCCGTGTTCTTGGATATGGTAAAGATTACACTTTTGAGTTGGAAGACCCAGTAACTGGAGAAAAAGAATCACATACGTTAGATTTGACTACTCTTGAACATAAAGAAGTAGATTTTGACGATGTTGTTTTTGAATTTGAATTACCCTTTTCTAAAAGAGTGTTGGGATTTAAGTTTTTAACACAAGGTGATGAAAAAGAAATTACGGCAGAACTTAAAGCTTTACGTAAGGTATCTAAGAAAACCGGAGTAGATTCTGAAGTAACTACACGATTAAAAAAAGTTATTACATCTATAGATGGTGATACAAAAGTCGCAAGTATTAATAACTTTGTCAATAATGAATTTTTGTCTCGCGATTCGAAAGAATTTAGAGACCATCTTATGTCTGTAACACCCGATGTAGACATGGATATTATTGTTGATTTCTCTTCCGGTGAGGAGGTAGATATTACCGTTCCTATGACGGTAGAGTTTTTTTGGCCTAAAGCCGGAAAATAAACCCCAAATACACGAACAAATATTCCAAATAGTATTTCATGGTAAAGGTGGCTTTACCTATGACGCAGTCTATACTATGCCTATTTGGCTTCGTAAATTCTATTTCTTAAAACTACAAGAGTTTTATAAGAAAGAAAAAGCCGAATTCGATAAAAAAAATAAAAAGAGTGTAGCCCGTCCACCATCTCGTGGATGATAGAGTAAATTTTCTATTTTTTGATATTTATTATTGATAAATTCCCAGAACAATCCGTTTTAATCAGGAGTTAAATATAATGGAAAATATTAATGATGTTAAGAAAATAGCACGAAAATTTATTAAAAAACCAAAAGTTCTTCAAATGAGAGATACCATACAAGTTATTGCAACAAGTGGTGCGTATATGAATTTGAAACAGACTAAACGTGGTGGGGAATACGAAATAACAGACCCAAATGATAATCTTATAGGTGGTGGTGACTACGACTCAGTATTAGAACCATTCGCCGAATTCAAAGACCTACTCCGTTCCCTTAAATTAGAAAGTATAAAACCAGTGGTTGAAAGAGACCAACGAGTATTCTATGAAGGTATTATTGATACCTTGTTTGGTAGAGTAATTGCTGGTGCTAAACCGAAGGATGTAGTTAAAGGTGCTACAAAGAATCATCCAGAATTAAAAGGTTTGGAAAAAGAAATTGAAAAAGATTTAGAACAATTAAGAAAAGATTCTGTTGCGTTACAAAAAAAGATGAAAGGCCAAAGAAGAAAACTTCATAAATAAATTGGAACTAACTAATGGCTAAAAGACCAGCTCAATTCGATAAAGCAGATAAAAAAGCTTTACAAGATAAAATTAAATTAAGAAAAGCTCTTAATAAGGAAGAGAACAAAGGGCTCCTTACTGCCAAAGAAACTTTAAAAT